CAAAACAAACACACACACTCACACATGGCAATTTAGTCGAGGTATCTGACTATAATTACGATGTTCCCAAGAAACGCAACTTTCTTCAAAAGGATGCAATGAAGGACATGTCTCTGAGAAATGATTGGCTTGCAAACCGCATGCGCAAATTCTACTCTGAAGACGAACTGCAACAAGTTCTAACCAACCGACGATCCGATGGATCAGACGAAAAGGTAATTGAACACTTTTACAAGGCAGATCAACCTTATCACGCAATTCCGCTTGATGAACACACAGACAACGCGATTCAATGGGTCACCGAAAAATTCAGACCAAACAGACCGCTTCACCCGGTTAGTTTTCCCGACTTACGCTATTTCCCAACAACCCTGAACGTCAGCGCAGAGGCACCCTGGACCAACGCGAACTTCACTTTCAAACCATCCGGCCGCAGCGTCGATGCTGAATCTGAACTTCCCAAACTTTCCGATTACGAGAAAGAGATCGAGATGACTACCAACGTCACCCCGTTTTCCTATCTCCGAGAGAGACAAAGTCAAGGAATGACCGACAATTCAAAGCTAACGTACCACAATCTTTACAACCAGATCTTCATTTTAAATAGATACTTGGTTCATTTGATTGGCACAGGCGCAAAACAATTCTGGAATGGACTCACACCTCTTCCGTACTACTGGCTCGTACTTCACATGCGAACTCACGTTGTATCGAAAGACGAACCCGACAAGGTTAGAGCCGTTTTCGGATGTCCAAAGCTTTTACTTATGGTAGAGCTCATGTTTCTTTGGCCGCTTCAAGCGACTTATTTGAACACGGACGCCGGCAGAATGTTATGGGGACGAGAGATTATCCGAGGAGGATGGCGAAAGCTATTTTCTGAGGCTTACGAACACGGACCGCCCAACACTTTCCTTTCAGCTGATTGGAGCCAATTTGACAATAGGCTACTTCACCAACTGATTCGAATTGTTCACAAAATCTGGCGATCTTATTTCGATTTCTCGATGTACGAACCGACTTCCTTCTATCCGAACTCAAGTCCCAAGAACTCTTCTAAATTAAGACGACTATGGACATGGATGACTGAATCGATTCTCAACACTCCAATTCTCCTACCCAATGGAAAATTGTACAGATGGCTTTATAATGGATTTGGCTCTGGTTTCCAACAGACTCAGCTCCTCGATTCCTTCTGCAACGCGATCATGCTACTCACATGCTTATCAGCGCTCGGTGTTAATATCAACAGTCCAAGATTCTGGGCTCGCTTCCAAGGCGACGACTCAATCAGTGCGTTCTCTGAACGAATGCATGAAATCTACGGACCTCACTTTCTTCAACAACTCGCAGCAGCAGCTCTATTCTACTTCAACGCTAAGCTCAGTCCCGACAAAACTTCATTCAGCAACAAGCTAACGAATGTCTCAGTTTTAAGCTACTTTAATCAGTACGGTCTACCCTACCGCACGGATGAAGACTTACTCAGACACTTGTTCTTTCCTGAAAAGTACCAAGACTTCGGAAGACTAGCCGCTTCAGCACTCGGAATGGCATATGCTAACTGTGGACATAGTAAGAGGTTTCACGCTCTTTGTGAATACATCTTCAACAAGTTAGTGCACGAAAAAGGTATCGAACCGCATTATTCAGCTTTAAACTGGATGATTCGCTCTAATCTGTTTCCAACCCTTGACGAACTCAAGACTACTGGATTCCCTTCAATGCAACAGATTCAAGAGATGGTTTATACTCACCACCCCCGCTCGCAATCGCAACGCGCAAGGCAATGGCCAACTGAACAACATCCAAAAGGACGATTTTTCTTCCTCAAAGATGTGTAACTCAGTTTCGGATTTTTTCTGAATGTTTCTTTTGTTTTGTAAGGACCAACAATCCTTTCAATTTCATTTTCTTATACAAGATAAAAAAAAAAAAAAAAA